GGACCATGAATGTGAGATTTTATGATTATGAATATCATAATGATAAACACGCTGATGATTTTCCACAATGCCAAATATTTATGGAATTTGAGGAATATTCAGGTAATGATGCACTTGGTACAACAAGTTATGACTTTTCTAATTCCACCCATCAATATGTATTTATAACCACATATTTGAAACATATAGAAAAACCTAGTGTTTCATTATGTATAGGATGTGATAATGATAAACACAGATTAGGTAATGTTCCATATCAGGTTGAAATAGATATGAACCCTGTTTATATGCCATATTCAGCTATCAAAATGATAATGTTACATGAGTTTGGTCATGCTATAGGATTAGGTCATTATGTAGAAGACAAGTCAAAAAATAATAATGTTCATTCTCTCATGTATCCTTCATTTGACCCATTTGATACAAGCGGTGATATAGTAATAGAACCTATTGATTTACAGATGGCAGTAGAAATATATGCAAAGGATGGGTTTGGTGGTCAACATGGTCTAGCACCAAAGTTTATAGGAGTAGACTATCTTAAAGAAAGATTTATAGAATGTAGACAATTACCAACAGCTTCAACAAAAAACTGTTAAATTGTAATACTTCCTAATTGTTTTGTGAGTCAGAGACACACGTTCTTGGGCGTTGGAGATATAAACGATTCAACGAATTACTTAGTATCTATAGGTCTAATCAACCTATAGGTATTAAATTTAAAAATAAAAAAAGAAGGTTAGTCGTGACAAGTATCACAGTCTTCTACTCTCTTTTCATAGATACCCCTTTTTGGAGCTGAAAAGATAGTAATGTGTTTTCTTGTTACTTTTGCTTTTCTTTCTGCATCGTTAAGTGCTGCATTCATACAGATGTATAGTATTACTCCTTTATTAGTGTTTGTTTTATTTCTTGATGTATAAAGTCAAACTCTGCTAGGAACTCTTCATCATAACTGGCTTTCTTATGGATTTGACCCTCACCCCATGAATCTTTAATTTCATACTGGTTCTCTAAATATTTGTTTGCAACTCTCAACCAATACATACTTTGTTTTTGTTTGAATAATAGTTGAGACACATAACCCTTACGTGGTAACACCATATGAACTTTTTTAATTAAAAATAATACCCACTAACTCTAGCCTTCCAATGTATCCATTCGAGATACCAGAGGACTCTAGCCTTTAGTGGGTTGAGTGTATGCAAACACTCCAAGTTGTTAAGACAATATGTATACGTTAAATTATAATATAAGTATTACTCTACTTTACATCCTATTTTTTAGGGCAAAAGATTAATATATGATCTAGACAGTCGCCTAGCTTTGCCCACCAACATTTATTCTCACAGGTCTCGTCACTCATAAAGGTCTTCCACATCCATTACAATAAACAGTTTTGAGACCTTTACCATATTCAATCAGTTCCCTTGAGGTCGATAATACTAATCCGATAATTGCCGTATACAAAGCTATCTCCAGTGATGGTATCCCTGCTATCGCCGAACCAACATAAGGTGTGACGAAGTATGTACCAGAGTTGCCTAAAACCCTCGCTATTGCTTTTTTTGTATCCATAGTTCATTATTGTTTTTTCTTCCTTTTATTCTTTTTAGATGCTTTACGAGTATTACCGTTTGACCATTCTGACTTTTTCTCTGCTATTTCCCACTCATGATTCTGAATCTCTCTATCTACCTCACTCTCTTTATTCCTAATATCTACCTTATTCCATTGGTCTGTATTAACCCAGTCTGCAGCAGTCATGTTCATCTTACCTGTAGCATCTTCCCATAGGTTGATTTGTACAGGTTGTCTCCATCCTGTTAGTTTATTATTCATTGGGTCTGCTCCCCCTTGTGAACCTTTAGATACTGTATCTTTATCCATATCTTCTAATCCTAGTATATCTTTAATACCTGATGAATCAATCAATCCCATTTGTGCCATGCCTGTTAAAACTTGGAACATATCAGGTGTTACTAATGTGAGTAGTTTAGGTTTATTGAATTTGAATTTAATCTTACATGGTAGTTTACGTGCATCTGGTTCTCTGAATAATATACAAAGTATTCTATCATAGAATTGTTTCTCAATAGAGTCTTCTAGTATAATTCTCTCTGGTCTAATCTCTTGGTTTAGATATGCATCAACCTCTTCAATGTTTGCATTACCACCTAATTTTCCTACATCCCCCTCACTAAGCATGAATCCGGGTAGACCGAATGCTGTGATAATTGCTTTAATTAATCCCATTCTAACAATTTCTAATCCGCCTATGTCTGCATTTACTGGTGTAGTTAGAACATTTACCCCCGTCTCTTCTGGGTTACTTGGTCCTGTTACTGCGATAGCTTGACCTTTAGAATCGTTAATCTTATTAATGAATGATGCTAGTACGTCATCCTCATTACCTGCTTCCTGTGGTGGTATTGGTACACTAAAGACTGGTGGTTTATACCATGCTGATTCTGCAGCTCTCTCAAAGTCTTGATTCAATACAATGTTTAATGTGTTAGCCTCATCTGATACTCTAGCTATTTTAGAGTCTCCATAATAATCTGAAAATAATTCGTTGTTAAATCCATGCATAAGATAAAGCATACGTTCTGCTGGTATGATGTTATCTCTTATTTGACTTCTAACCCCTATGATTCTAACTCCAACTAACTCACCTGTGTTATCATCTAATACTGGTCTCTCTGTAAACTCGGACCTAATTAATCTAATCTGTTCTGGTAGTTGCCAATTACCTTGCTCATCTGGGTCTAGAGGTGTCAATGCTAATACACATCGACCTTGCTCCAGTGCTGTAAAATACCCATTAAATAAATTTGTTGGTAAATCTAAATCTAATGCTAGTTTGTCTACTTTATCTAATAATTGTTCTGCAGTCATATCTTTATCAAAGTATGGTATATGGTATGTTGTTGATCTTTGCCATTCGTTTAATTGTTCTTCTGGTACGTCTTCCTCATGTCTTGGTACGATTTCAGTTGTATACCCCTGTCCTGCTGTATATGTACATTGGATACGTGATGCCCTGTAAACATATGGGTTTGTCATGGCACTTCTAAACTCTTTTCTTTGTTGACCAGAATATGGGTCTACTGGATGCCAAACTTGTAAGCCTTGAAAATTACCTTCTTGCCCATTCATACGTCTAAATAGAGAACGGTCAAAACTACGTGCTGCTTCGCCATTAGATGCTGCTACTCTAGGTGCTGCTTTAACATCATCTGCCATATTTATTAGTTACCCTTTCCCTCTTATTAAAGTTATTATTGCATCATTTTATTGATTTCTTTTGTAACAAGGCTTTCTAGGTCTGTGGTTCTAGGTGTGGCTGCTGCTACTCTAGGTCTACTATATCCTCTCAAATAATTAGATGCTGCATCACATGCTAAGGCTAATGCCCAGAATCTATCATCGTGAAAACCCTGTGGGTGTCTGTATAGAATATTACCTGCATCTGATTTAACTATCTCCTGCTCTGTTATCTCCCTGAATAAATCCCTATCGTGTATAATTAACTTCTTCTTATTGAACATACCCTTCATTAATGATATTAACTCGAACTTCTTAGGAGCTGATAATACTACTGGTCTAAATATGTTTCGTATCTCTGGGTTAATTAATTTGGCTACTGCATCTCCAACCCCTGTTCTATCATAGCATATTTTATACATGCCTTCCTCTACTTCATTAATCTTAGTTACATCATTAAATACCTTCTCATAGTCAATATGTGCCCATGTTTTTTGACCCACTTGAGATAGTTTATTATCCTCTAACTTTAATACAACCAGTGCAGAATTATCTACCCTTTGTGCCAAATCTAATCCACCGAACTTTGGCATTTTCATTGTTGTAACCTCGATAGTCTTTGCTTTAGTTTAGCAGATATTATAGCTCTCCATTCCATTCTAGTAGGTTTAATAGGTTTAATTTTATAATTTGGGTCTTCAATATATTTCCACTCTTCTTCTGATTTTTTCATAGAAACATCTCTTTTTGGTTCAATCATTGTTACACTACCGGGATTTAATTGATGTATTCTATCTCGTAATGGTTGATTATGTGTGTAATTACTCAATGATGGTGGTGTTAATTCTTCTTCTAATTTTTTTAAATCTTCACCACTCCATTTATCTGGGTCTTTCATGGATGGGTCATCAAATGAATCTGCAGCAAACTCTCTATCTTGTAACCCCTCTTCATTATCAAATAAAGTTCCGGGTTTTCTATCTTTTTCTCGTACCTTTGGTCTAGGAAACTTCTCTAATTCATGTTTAATTTCATCTACTTCTTCCATAGTTCCCGGTTTTGTTCTTTCAAATGGTAAAGTATTATGATGAGACATATATGGTGGTCTTCTACCTATAACTTTGTCTTTTCTTTCATAAGCCGGACCCCCACCTATGTGTGGTTGTGTTTCTTCTATACGTTTACGTCTTAATTTTTTACCTAATTCATTTTTTTTGTTAATAGGTGCTGTAAAATGTTTATTAGTATTATTTTCACCAAAATCTTTTATGGCTGCAAGTCTTTGCTTTAGTTCGTCTACTCTAGACATGCTTTATATACTTTGCTATAATATTTAAGCGATTGAAATATCTGCCCATTGTAGACAAAATATTAACCGTTCTTCTTGGTCCTCATCCATATCATCTGCTTCCCCTGCTTCAGAGAAACAATGGTGGAATGTCTCATGGTTTATGGTCTTAAATACATCTTCTAGAGTTTCATGCATGGCTAGGTATATTACTGCTCTCTTAGTTTCAGCATAATATATACCCCTATTATCTGACTGCCTAGCCCTTAGTTCAACCCTTAGGTTCATTATTATTATTATGACGTACTCGACTATAAATGATTAGACCTATATTTATCATGGGTAATATCTCAACTAGGTCTATTCCATATAAAAAGAAGTCTAATACTGGATTTGCACCCCAAACAAGACCTGTCTGTAATATAGCATCTCCAGCCCATATCATATGAGGGATTTGCATATAAAGGATTAGAGCTGTAACACCTAATGATTCGGTAGTATGTCTTTCATACCAATCCCAAAATTTGTTCCACATATCTATTCATCACTACAGGTCAACTCTGCTCCACAATTATCGCATCTCTCATGACATGCTTGGATGGGGGTCATTTCAGTTCCACATCTAACACAAATAGGGTTACTCTGTTTCTTTAGACTCATCTGGTTTCTCCTCATCTAATTTTAATTCTTCCCTTAGTCTTGAACATTCTATTATAAGATTAAAACAATATCTGCACATCTCATTATGTGATAATTGGCTTAGTTTAATTTTTCCTTTTCTTGGATGCATAATTATAAAATCTTTGTATTGAGGCATACTTGAGTATTACTCCATCACTACATAAATATGTTTAGTTTAAATCTATATCTAATTGACAAAATGGACATAAATCATGGTTATTAATATTTTTTACATCTCCGCACATTTCACATTGTTCGTGTATGTTAGGTACAATGACTTCTTTAGCATCTTTACCGAACATCTGTTCCATTTCAAAGTCTCTACTTGTGTTAGCCATTGTCTTTTTCCATCTGGAATGCCTCAATAGCATTATGTAATTCTTGTATATAATCTTTTCTATTTCGTATAAATGTGTCTCTAGAACCGTCTTCTCCTGTAATTAATACAACAAGTTGCTCTATTTTCTGACCTGTTAACTCTTCCCACATGAGTGAATATGCAGTAGTTTGAAGGAAATACTTTTGTATCCACTCCTCTTTCTTTTGCTTACTAGATGATTTAAAGTCGATAATTGATTGAACCCCATCATATGTTGCAACACAATCTGCTGTTCCTGCTAAGCCTAAATCTTTACTGCATAATCTAACCTCTAAGCCCTGAACGTTAGTTAGTGGCTTTAATAGTGGTTTAATGTTCTCAAAGTGGGCTTTGGCAAATATGTTCTTTTCAGTATTCTTTTTATTATATAAATAGTTCTCGACCATGTTATGCATTTTGGTTCCTGTGTTCATAGCCTTACGTGATACATAGTTTGCTACATCTTCACCAACTGCATCTCTCCATTCTTGTAATCCCTTTCTGTCTACAATGCCTACTACATTAGTTACACTCTCATATCTATTACCATCATCATCATAGTATACACGTTTGTGATTCTCATTCTTCCTTTTTAGATTAGGTAAGGTCACTGTAAGTGGTTTATGTATAAACATTACCATGCACCTAATTTATCTTTCCAGTCTTTTGTTAATTTTTGAATATCATTAAACTCAACAGCACACTGTAGACATGTCCATAATGTATGTGCACCTGTTTCTATTAAAACAAGTTTTGTTCCACAGTCTTTACAATTTTTAGTCATACCAATCTTTCCTCTTTACATACGTTCTTTGTGTATAATAACCTATCGTTTCCCAGTCTCGTTCATCCATTAGTTACAATCTCCACAATATCCATCATCATTAGATAAATCCCATTTTTCTTGTTTGCATCCTCTGCACCAACCTGCGTGTACCCCTCTGGTCTCATCATAATCATCAGCTTTCATTATATCGCCTCATAACATCTTCTGCACATATTAAATCTATCATCATAAAATAATGCAAAGTCTCTATAAATACCGCATTGTTTACACTTTTTCATTAGGTCTCCTATTGTTAAATGCTCTCTCTAAGTCTTTAAGAAACTCTTGATATTCTGGTGTTCTAATCTCATGCTCTATTCTTTGTTTTTCTTCCAAGATTGTTTTTAGAAAACATAATGGACATGCACCTGCTGCACCCCAATACTTGACATTTGTATGATGTGAGCATCTAAACCAATCTGGTCTAGGAGAAAGTTTAGCTAAGTTAGAAGCGACCTCTTGACAGTGTTCGTCATTGGCTTCTATCTCTGTAAATAGTTCTTCCCATGTTATTGATTCTGTATCCATTGGTAGTATTACGCTATTGTTCAATATATACTCTTCCCTACCTTTACTAGTGTTATTTGTCATATAAATCAATCTCTATTCAGTATATCCTTCCAGTTTTTATAAATGGGTTTAACAAATATATATTTTGGTGTTACCTTCTTTGTATCTTGATATTGTTTATCACCACAATATTTATAATTACCTTTTTCATAATTATTCTTTGCAACTAACGCTGCTCTTTTTTTAGACCCTTTTAATAATAATGATTTTGACGGTCTTGATTTAAATGATAATCCTTTGGTCATTCCTAACATATCCCACCCTGCAGATTTATAAACCACACCTGTGAATGGTGGTTGAACCATAGTTTCTAATAAAACAAGTCTATCCCCAAACTTACGCATCCAATGTTTCTTTGCTTCTTTTGCTAATAAACTAAGAACTTGACTACCATATCCTTGTTCTATCATGCAGAACCTATAGTTATTTGCTATATGCCTTAAGTTCTTTAATCGTTGTTTCTTGTCCCAACCTATATAATCATCTCTATGTTTTAATGCTAATACACCAGACCCAACACCAACACATCCAATTATATCATCATTTTTCTTTACAAAATAGTTTAATGTTCTACCAACATAATCACTGTATTTTTTGTATTTATGATGTTCGTTAATAATTTGTCTGAACAACATACGTTTTGTATTATCTGACTCTTCTTTATATCCTAATATATATTCTAACTCAATTACCATTATTCTTCTTTAATTGTTTACCACATATTAAGCATCGCAATACTACTTCTCTCCATTCATGTTCACAACACTTCATTCCTTAGAAGCCCTGCGTTTTAGAGTTCTGTTCTTAGCAGATGTGGATGGGGTCATTCTAGCATATGCATGACAGCATGGGCATAATATCTTTGCACCATTTTTGTTTTCATGTAATAACTCTTTAAATATATATTTACTACATCTCTTACAATATGCGTGTTTATCATATGGGTTCTCTCCTAGATTGTTTCTTATTCTTGATTTAAAATTAACACATAAATTATTACATTGACCACCAACTGGTAAAACTGTATTAGAACGACCGCTTTTAGGTGGTGCAGGTACTAGACCTAACTCTGTTATTTGCCATTCATGCCCACCATAATATGATTTTGAATTTGCCATAGAAGTAGTTATGTTGTTTGTATATTTAATTGTTACCCTTGTGTTGTATGTTTTGACTTGATATGTTTAATAACTTCTTCTGCATCCTTGAATCCTCTTTGCCCACACCATATACAATGTCTTATATTATATACGTCATTCAAGGTTCATCGGTAACTTCTTCACCACATGTTCTGCAGTAGAATTTAAATTCTTTAAAGAAAAAGTTAGGATGTTGACAATCACTCATCTTCTACC